TAAGAATCATCCTGGTGTTACCGCTTCCGCTTGTTGAATCAGAACCACGGACCATATTTATAACTCCCTGCAAGGCTCCTACCTGCACCAGGGAATCCCATGGAACTGTCTCATGACCCGCATGAGTACACTCAGAAACATCCGTCCATAGCATGTCTTGCCCTCTCTCCAGGGGGCTTTTTTTGTCAAAAAAAGACCAGCTCGGACAGAACTGGTCAGGGTCATACAGCAATGTAGATAGCTTTTGCACAAAGTTCGACGTTATGCCTGTTCCTTCAGTCTTTCCCTCAAACCCCGGGTGCCTCCCGGTGAACTTACTCCAGTAAGCAAATTCGCATACGTCCAGCTTTTACTGGTTGCCCCACCGCTTAGGGGGATTGGCTTAAATGGCAAAGATGTCGAATCACTCGTGCAATTTGAATGTAGTTGATGCCAAAATTTTTACTGTGAGTTGTATAAAACTTTTTGCTTAGTCGGGCTAATAAATATTCAGCAGGTATTAGCCTAATCAGAAAAAAAGTGTCATTTTCGTTATTATTTTAATACTTGGGATTTTTATTGAGTCATGCACTACATTGATATTCTCCTTGTAATGTTGACCCTCTTGGTCTCCCTTCCGAACTGCAGGATTTCATTTCGGAAGGGACATTTTTCGGAGCCATCAAGCCCACAAGCAGTTAGCTTTGCATTCACTTCACGGCTTTATACCAGGCCTGCCAGCGGTACTTATCGAGGCGCAGCTGGCGCAGGCATTCCGCAGTTTCGATATCAGCCTGCAGATCTTCATCGCTATTGGTGCCAGCGTTACTTCCCTTGCAGGGTTCCTGCATCAAATCCGCTGATGGAGTTGGCAGCGTCGATTGCCTCTCTGCGCAGCCGGACAGACTCATCGTCAAAATCACAAACGGTACGATTTGGATCCTGGACATATTTCACCACGTCACGGGTTATGGTTCGGTAGATTACCCGGCCTTCGTCTCTGGCCTGAGCGGCCTTCAGTTCGACAGGCTGAATAGCCTTTTCGGCTTTGGCCCGCTTATCAGCGGCCAGCACGTTGATGTGTTCAGCGTGGGCATACCAGCCATTCCTGTAACGTAGCTCGCCATAGCCACAAGCGAGTAGCATGATCATGACAGCGAGCAGCAGAATCGTTCGAAGGCTAAAGGTCATGTTTACTCTCCGCCAGGCACATCGATCGCTCCATCTCTCGCCGGTTCTGGAGGCCTTTCCATTTCATGCCACCAGCGTAAACCCAACGGCGCATTTCTTCGCACGCCCCGTCGTGATCACCTTTGTTCAGTTTGCGCAGCAGCGTAGACTTCGAGAACGAGTCAGAACCAACGTTAAAGACAAAGCTGTAAAGCGCGGCGCGCTGATACTCGCCCAGCGGCACCCTGACCAGATTGTCTACCGTACGCTTGGCTGGCTGGAGGTCTTTCCACAGCAACTGGTCACACTCGCGATCGGTATAAGTCTTGCCCCTGACGATATCCCGCCCAGTATGGCCGTCGCACACAGTCCACACCCCGGCGACGTCTTTATAGGCCTCATACTTGCGCCCTTCGACGCCATCCTGCCCACCGAGGAAAAGTGAGGCAATCAGCATTGCACCGCCACCAGCTGCGGCGATCAGTTTATTGCGAAGGCTGCTGGTCAGTGGCATATCAGTCTTCTCCAACTTTCACCGCCGGGCCGTATTTCTCCAGCGCCTTAACTTGCGCATTAGCGACCTTGCGTTTGAAATACCAGTTAATGAGTCCGGTAACGATAATCCCGGCAATACCTGCCAGTACGCCGATGGCGCTCCATTCGTCAGGACTCAGTTTTGTGAGGACGCCGTTCAGGATGGTTCCTCCTGAGGTGCCGAGGGCGACTCCGGTGACAAGTTTGCTCATACGGGACATTTCTCTCACCTCGCCAGGATGCGGGTGCTGTGTGGGTAGGGCTCAGGCTCGCCGGATGAATTAACGACAGACCTTGATGGGGGTTTCCGAGAGTCTGAAATAAAAAAAGGCCCGCTTATTCAGCAGGCCTAACTAATTAAACAATTTAAGTAGGTAGTCGTGTTACTTGGCCATTCCCGGTGCAACAACTGTGTCGAGCAGCGTCACTTCCCGACCAGGATGTCGGGTGGGCGGTTATGGTCTGGTTCACAATTTAAAGATAGCACCAGTTTCAAAGTGGGGATAAAAAAATGCCTGCTTTTACAAGCAGGCATAAATTGAAACAGTCACGGATACTCAGATAGGTGCCGGGTGCCTCCCGGTGACTCGTTACCAGTTATACGAGCCGCAAGTACATACATATTAACTGGATTGCCCCACCGCACAGGGGGATTCACCAAATATAAGCCTATACCATATATTGAAACGCACCGGTGTTTCTTTTAAATATGTGGTGGCGTTAACGGGCCTGATAAAATCTCAGTCTCTCCGTCATTACAAATATCATCACCTTGTGTAAGGTGCCAGATACCAGTAAAGATTCTGCCTGTTTCAAGGTCTTCAGTTTCGCCGTCAGTGTAATAAGCAACCTGAACTCTGCCGCCGTACTGTATCCAGTAGAATCCTTCTTCCATAATGATTGTCCTCTGCAAGCTCTGACAGAACTCATCAGGATGACATTATCTGATATGTAAACCGGAATCCAGGCTTGCTGTGCGCAACATAACCTACATCAGAGCCGGACAAAGAAGTGCATGAGTGGGTGTGATGCCGGGTGCCTCCCGGTGACCCTGCGCCAGACCACAGAACCGCGTTACTCACCTGCCTGTCTAGCCGCCCCACCGCATAGGGGGATTCACCACCCAAGCACTCTACGTGACACTATCCATAAAAGATAGTTATTAAATTATTTTCACTAATCTGACCGCAGCTTTTTAATCGTTCTGGCATCTGGCTCTCTGTTTTCTGGCAATCAAGGGGCTAACCTTGGGGTGTGCAAAAAACACACAGGAGGGTCAAATGTATAACTCTATTTTGGTTCCCATTGACGTTTCCGAGGATAGCCTGACAAACATGGTGATTCCCTTTGTTCAGGCGCATGCAATCCTCAACACAGCAAAAGTCCATTTTCTCACGGTTGTACCTTCGCTTCCGTATTACTCATCATTAGGCCTTGCATATTCAGTAGAAATGCCAAAGATGAAAGAATTCCAGGACGCTGCCAAATCAAAGCTGGATGAGATCGTTAAGAAATTTAAAATTCCTGCTGACAAAATACAACTACACGCAGTGGCGGGGTCGCCAAAGGACCAGATCCTTAAGCTTGCTGATATGATAGACGCTGACTTAATAATTATTGCATCCCATAAACCTGATATATCCACATATCTGCTAGGTTCGAATGCTGCGGCTGTTGTACGGCACGCGAAATGCCCTGTCCTGGTCGTTAGGTAGATATTACAAGTTCGTGAAGTGCACTCTGCATGAAGAACGGAGGGAGCCTCCAGAGGTGTGAGGTTCCCCAAGAATCTTGATTCTGGTTAGGAACAGTGATTTCACGGGCAACTCACGAAGGCGCAAATAATAAAAAACCCGCTCGGTGGCGGGTTTTTTAACGGTGAACACGCAATGCCCATCGTTGGAACAAAATTAACACAGATTCGGGAAAAGTAAATAGCCCATGATTGAAACGTAAGCCGTTTTCGTGAGCATTATCGTGTTATCCGCTTAAGCTGCGCTTCTGCCCAGGCTTCTTCGATATCAAATTTCGTGATCAGCTGATCGTAAAACGGCTTAACCGACTTCTTCCAGGTATCCAGGCTGATCGCATCAGTAATCTGGCAAACAGCCGCATACGCCTCAGTTGATGGGATGCGTTCATATCCGCGACCGCTGCAGCGTTTGCAGTCAGTCAGAACCGGCACGCCCTGCTTCTGCGTTTCCTTCTGGTCTACAGCTTTACCGCGTCCCCGGCAATCATTGCAGGCGCAGCTGACAACCTTCTTCCCCTTGCAGGTGGAGCAGAGCACGCGGGCCACCTCTCGCACCTGGCGCTTAACCTCGAAATCACTCGGTGATTGCTTCAGGTCTTTGGCCCACTGAGGGAGCCGCATGGTGTAGTGCGATTTCATCGAGAACACGTCAGCTTCAATGAAGCCCTGACCGGAACAGCAATCGCACTGCTTCACGCTGGCGGCGCTGCGGGAGTAGTCCTCAAAAGCGAAGGTGGCCAGCTGGCGCATCACCAGTGGCTTAACCCCGGCCTCCAGCTTGCGCAGCGCGGCGACCTTATCGCATTTACTCAGCGCGTATTCGGCCAGCAGCGCGATCGCCCTATCCCGGTCGTTCTGGCTGATTCCCATCTTTCCGAGGAAGGCGCTGTAACCCATGGCGGCGCGTTCCTGCGTCATGCCCATGGCCGCCATGATATCTGTACCGGTCAGCGCATCTGATGCAGTGGCGCGCGGGGAGTCGCTGATCATCGTGGATTTTGCGAAGTGGTATTTCACGGTGTTTTCGAGGTTCATGCTGCGGCTCCTGCCATCAAGTAAATGCGGATAAAGTTACGAAGGATGCGATAGTCCACCAGCACCGTTCCCGGGTGGCGATAAATGCGGAGGCGCAGCCAGCGCATGCGAAGCGATTCGATCAGTTCTGGTTTCATGCTGGCTCCAGCTCGGTGATGGTTAAATCCAGTTTGCCGCCCTTGATGATCGGCATCCGCTTTACGCGGTAATCGTCCACCTGCTGGTCGTCCAGCCAGAACCCGGCTTTTGTCAGCGCGTCGAACGCAGCTTTTTGCAGGTTGTCCAGGTCCCGGCGGCGGCGATCCGGCATGTGGCATTCAATGCTGATCTTTACCGGCGCGGTAATGCCGATATCCAGCATCCCGCCTTTGATGATTTGGGCGACGCGGTCGCGGTAGGCCTGACCTTCTGTGCTGATATGCGTACGCCCGCGGTTGTGCCGGTAGTAGCGGTTATTGCTCGGCGGCCACGGAAGGCTGATTCGATACTCGCTCATACTTTTACTTTCCCCTCTTTCAGCCAGATAACCTGCGTGCGGGCCATGCCTTCCAGCGCACACTCCTTTACATAATCCGCATCGACCAGGCGGGTGCGGCGGTCTATTTCGTCGTGGCAGCTGCTACAGGCGATAGTGGCGATCAGGTCAGGTGGTTTGATGCCAGTACCGCACAGGCCGGCCAGGCGAATATGCGCCAGAACGGACGTTTCAGGATTGCCATTGCACACGCCGGGGATCCGTACCTGACATTCGCGGCCACGGGCTTCTTTGCATAGATTCGCCACGATCACCCCCAGACCTTTTGGCGGAAGGTCCGCGGCGTGCGTTCTTGACGCCGGGCTTCCGGTAGCCGCACGCTGACGGTCCAGGTGACGTAATCGGGGTTCAGGCTGCGCTCGACCTTCACGCCGCGCGCACGGTATGTTGCCATTAGCTCTTCGGCCTGCGCCGTTGTGCATTCGGTATGTTGGAACCATGAGGATTTCATCGCCATCACCCCGCAAAGCTCATCAGCTGCGCGGCGGCGTTCTCAGCCTCGCGCTGGTCTTTGAATGCCCGTGACAGGATCCAGCGCCACAGGACATCGAGCGCGGCCCTGTAGAGTTGCTGAAACTCGGTCTCGTCCATATTGGCGAAGGCTATGCTGCGGGGATGCTTGCGAAGAGTGCCATCAGGCAACTGGATAGCGTCGTAATGCCCGGATTCGATGGTTACCCAAGCGCGATAAGCGTCGAAGGACTTACAGGCGCTGATGCTACCAGTGCGCTTGTCGGCGATGCGTTCAAGATACTGTTCTGCAGCATCCAGCAGCGCGCCTTCGTTCCCGCCGTATGAAGCGAGGTATTTCGCATAGCCGGTCACCAGCTTGCGTTCGTTGGATGATATGGCCCCGCCGGTTGGCTCCCAGTATTCGAAGCCGAGATTCAACAGAGCGAAGAAGCGGCGGTGGAAAGCTGGGTTACGGACCTGTTTGAAGTCGGCCACCAGCACGGCGCCGAGCTTGATTTTTGATTGCAGTAATTCGCTGGTCTCCGGCGTGGCGGGGATCAGGATTCCTGAGGATTGCTTGATGAGTTGTAACTGCGCCATGGTGTTCTCCGTGGCGCATCAGGTAAACGGGTGTTCAGTCCGTTGATATCATAATATCAGAGGGTAGATTGACGCGATAGCCGAGGTGGCGAAGAAAACGGGTTCCGGACGAAAGATTAAAAATCCCTTCATCCTCCAGCAGCGGGCGGCACGACACCATGCCATTCCTGGTGTAAACGAGACATCGGCTTTCAAACGGCATTGAACCAATAAGCTTGCCGTCTGAACGCCTGATAATGTCGTACCAGTCACCCTGCTCCTGCTTTTCTTTCACATCGACCTCCTCACTTTGCTATCACCAAATACCCTCTCCCGGCGGGGAGAACTCCACTCCACAGAGCCAAAATAACAAATGGCGCAAATTTCCTAATAGGTTCGCCGGAAGAAAAATTCATTTTTCTCTCTAGCACTTTAACCATACAACAAAATACTGTATGCATAAACAGTATTTATTCGTTTCGCTTAAGTATGCACATGAAATACACGCCTGTGCAATCCCATTCATCTGATTGATTTAAATAAATTTTTACGCCACTTCCGTTTAAAAACCGACCTTATTTTTTAACACTTTGGCGGCACAGAGAGCGCCGGGGTAAATACCTGATTAGAAAACCCTCACCTCCTCTGGGCGATGGGTGAAGCAGCTTTTATGGATAATTTAATGAGGTGACACTTTTTGTCAGGTTGATAATTTGTTGCCGGTCACCGGTTATTAACTGATCGATTTCATAGATCAATATTCTTGTATCGATCGGTATTATCGATCAGGTGCACCGGAACAGGTGAGTCTATCAAGAGGGAGAGTGGAACAGGCCATTGCCCATGAGGAAAGGGGCTAAGTTACGGGCGAAAAAAAACCTCCCTTTAAGGAGGTTTTTAGATTTCATGGGACGCATTGCGCCACATTTTTTTGACCAAAATTTTCATCAGTTGGATGATAGCAACGGTAACACTGCCTAGCGTTGCTACTGCCGCGTCACTCAAGTTAACAGCACCAGCAGCAAGCAAAACAAACAGTAGAAAGCATATCGAAATTGCCAATCCAAAAGCATAGAAAATAAGGTTTTTTAACTGTCGCATATAACGTCCCCATTATATGCGCAGGGGACACCGGTTGTTCAGGCCGGTGCGTTGTTATTATGGCTCACTGATTCTGAATTATCAACGCGAGAAAAATGCCTCCGGAGAGGCCCTGGCTGTCGATATGGGGATTCCCATATCACTTGTATGGTCTGTTTGCGGCCTGGCCTGATGCGACTACGCCCACTAAAAATGGGGATTGTAAGGCCCAGATGCTTCTGTAAAAGTGAAAGCTACGCCCAAGGAAGGCGAAAAGAAGCTAATCACAACATGGAATTACATAAAAACTAAAAAAATGAAGTAGACGGTTTTATTGTTATTTCACTACCTTAAAAAGGTGTTTCTATGGCTACCTGCCCAAATTGTTTCAGAACTATCACCAATAACCATTGCCCTGACTGCGAAGAGATTGAGCGCTCCAAAACAAGGCATGGTTCTTCGAGCAGCTACATGAGCACATACACCCCGCCACCACCGAGTACTCTGTATTCAGGTGGCTACAGCGGAGGGACTGGATATGGTGGGAAGAAGCCGCCAGCCACCACTGGTGAAATAATTTTCAATGTGATTGCAGCCATTGTAATTATTAGTATTTGCCTGTTTGTTGCTTATCAAGTGATGATTTCAGCTTAAAACCCCAATAGCCTCACATATAACGCCGGGAATTATCCCGGCGTTTTCATTCTCGCCTCAAACCATTAAGCAGCCCTCTCTGTTGCTTCGCACATCTCCGGCAGGTTTGTCCGCACCAGCGCTTCAGCGAACGGCGGCGGGACGGCGTTACCGCAGCGGGCAACCTGCTTATCCTTCGCGTACTTCACGCCACGGTAGTCCTGGTCGATGATGTACCACTCAGGGAAACCTTGGGCGCGGTACAGTTCTGCTGGCTGCAGCATGCGCATGCCGATATCGACGATGCGGTAAACAACGCCTTCAATCGTCACCAGCCCATCAGAATCCTCCCCGCAATACTCCCGCAGGAATGCCAGCACCTGCGCCGCGCGCTGCTCGTCGTAGCCCTCTGTCGCCAGGCTGGTCTCAACGTTCCCGACATGCAGGCCACCCGCGGTTAACCCCGGCGCTGGCGCATCAACCACCCGGCCATCACGGCAGGTGCCGCGCAGCATTACCAGGTGCGATGTGATCAGGCCATGATGATCTGTGGTAGTGACCGTGTGTGCCGGTTCATCCAGCCCAACGCCAGCGCCCTGGTAATTCCCGCCGAAGTGCTTAACCAGATTTGCCGCTACCAGCCCAAATTTGCCACCGCCAGCGACCACGGTACCCAGCGGCTTATGCAGGCCCGGCACGCGCGGCTCCTGCCCCGGGCGTTCGCCGTAACCCATCTGGATCAAAGTTGTCGATACCAGCTGCGATTTCCCACCACCACCAGCGGTAATCGTGGCGCTCGGTTCGTCAGCGCGGTGGCCAATACTGGCACCGAACTGCCGGGCGATCAGCGGGGCCAGTACGGGCGCGATGACATTGGTCCGGTTCTGCGTAAGCAGAGTGAAGAACGGTTTGTTAACTGGGCGCGGCCTCATCTGGAATTCAGATCCACCGGTACCGGCAAAAAGCGGAGCCATTACTGGGATGGCGATCGCATAGCCATGCGTTTTGGTGATGGTCTGCAGCGGCTCTGCCAGCGCCTGCCCGCGGAAGCAGTCGTATTTTCCCTTCGTCGTTGTGTGGTTGCACTTCACGATAAACGGCGAGGCGCTATCAATCACGAAGCGCTGGATGCCGCGGGCGATGCGCTTAAGCGTGTTCTCCGCCAGCGGCTTTTTGCGGTCGAATATGGACTGCGCCGGGATTGACCAGTCGATACATTCTGCCGCGGTGCGCCATGGCGCCAGTTTGCCGCCCTGCACTGCCGGCGTTTTCGGATCCCCATGGGTCGGCGCTGGCCAGGTCACCGGCACGCCGTCGCAGCGCATTACCATGAAGAATCTCTTCCGGATGGTCGGCGCGCCAAAGTCGCAGGCGCGCAACTCACGGTGTTCAACGGCATACCCCAGCCCGGCCACCAGCTGCTGCGCCTGCACGCCATCGGCGGCAATGTCCAGAAACTCGCAGCATTCCAACAGCGCCGGATGCCCGGCGGGGATACCTCCAGATAGCATGCCGCAGAACGCTTCGAAGGTTTCGCCAGCGCGTTCCGGGTCCGGGCGCTGCCCTCCGTCAGCGGATACAATGAGCGGCCCCCACGTTTTGAACTCTTCGACGTTCTCCAGCATCATCACGCGCGGCCGCACCGCCAGCGCCCATCGAATGACGATCCACGCCAGTCCGCGAATCTCTTTCTCCACCGGCTTAGAGCCTTTGGCCTTTGAGAAGTGGCGACAGTCCGGGGAGAACCAGGCCAGCCCTACCGGGCGGCCAGCGGTCGCCACCAGGGGATTTACATCAAACACGGATTCGCAGTAGTGCAGCGTATCCGGGTGGTTGGTGGTGTGCATGGCCACGGCGTTCTCGTCGTGGTTGATGGCAATGTCCACACTCCGGCCGATCGCCAACTCGATACCCGTACTCGCCCCGCCGCCGCCGGCAAAGTTATCAACGATGATTTCTCTCACGCATATTCCTCCATGGCGGCGGCCAGCGACCGGACCGCGGTAACGATGGCCGGTACCGGCATTTTCTCCAGCCACATGCGGTTGATGTGATGTTTCAGGCGGCGCTGGTGATGCGCCGGGAGATCACCGACATTTTCAATCTGTCCGTAGACCATGGCCACTTCGGCAGGCCATACGGTTTCAGTCACGTCCACCAGCAGCAGGCTTTCAAACTCGCTCAGACGCTTACAGGCGTATTGCAGTAACGGGTCCACTATTGCACCCCCCTGAAACCAGATGGAATGGTCTTATCAGGCTGGGAAATGTGGTTCACATCCCTACCCGGCATGCGGCCGCTCATGCCGAATTTTGGCTTGAACAGTCCCTGGTACCCGTTGGCGATACTGGCGTTGATTACGGCTACCGGATCGTGACCTTCATCCAGACACTGTTTCAGCAGGCTGAATGCCTTGGTGACGGTCAGTTCGGTTTTGATGGCCTTACCAGACTGCTGGCGATAGGCGACCCACTCACTCCAGGATGACGCATCCAGCCATTCAGGAACCGGAATACTCAGCGGGTCAAACTTCACCTTCCCCCCTGGGGGATTAGAGGGGGTTAGATCTGTATTTATATTTGTCTTTGGAAGAATGTCTTTGGTGTTCCCTGTTTTCAGGGATACCTCTCCCTGTTTTTGGGGATGGTTATCCCCGTTTTCAGGGATGGTTGAAGGGGTAAAATTGCTATCCCTGTTTTCGGGGATGGTTATCCCTTTTTTCAGGGATGATTCTCCCTGTTTTTGGGGGTGGTTATTTCCGCTTTCGGGGAGGGTAATAACCCATGAGACAACTTCAGCAGCAGGGAAAGCCGCTGGACACTTCGTGCAATTTGGCTTGGCGTAAGCCCATTTATCCAGGTTGGTGTTGATCCCAATGTATCTGGTTTGCCCAATCCGGCGCAGGATGATGATGTTCCGGTAAGCCAGATTCAGCACGGCTTCAGAAACATGCTTCACCTTAAGCGTCGTTTTGTCTGCGATAAGGCTGTTAGCGATCCGGTCTGATTTTTTCGACCAGCCATACGTCAGCCGAACGATGGCATTCAGAACGCGGAATTCCCGGCCCGATAGCTCGACGATACACAGGGCATCCTGAATCTGGTTGGCTAAACGCAAATAGCCGTTCTCCAGTTCAGCCATGCGGCTCTCCTGTTTTCCCTGCTGCGCGGGGAATTTGTATATTTCAGCGGTATTTGACATACTGATCTCCGCAATTACCTACCGTTTTTGCACCAGAAAGCCGTTGGTGTTCGCGCACCGCGGCTTTCGCCTTTTTAGAACCTGTCATAGCGCACCACCCAACATCGTCGTCACCATGGCCATTAGTGGTGCCACAGAGTCAGGACCGTCCAGGTAGAAGCTGGCGACAATCTTTTCGCTGATTTCCTTCAGGCGAACCTGCTTTGGCGCCTTGAGCATGACAGCCTGAATAGCTTCCGCGTCCTCTTTCACTGTTTTAGCGATCCGAAGAGCAACATCATCGAGCTGAACGACGCGATCGCGATATTCCAGGGGAAGCGCCGAGATAATCGCTGGCGCCAGCAGCTCTACGTTCGCCCGGTATGTCGCTGACTTCTCCTTGTTGTCTAACCAACGAAACATCTTCACGTTCCAAACTTCTGGCTGAACATTAAGATCAATGCCCTCAAGCATCATCTCTTCCGCCATTTCCTTGATTTGCAGCGCAACGACTAAGCGCCCTTCCGCTGCTGCCCAGGCACGGACGGCTGCGCATAAATTACGGTGATCAACGCTACCACCTGATTCCTCGCTTTGGTGATATTGGAATATCAAGCGCTCTGTCGGCGCTCTGTTATTCTGTTGAAAAGAAAGTGCTTGCATCATTAATGCTCCTACTTAGGTAAACCATCGGTGGGGTTCGGGTAGAGATCAGGGCGTAATTCGTGGGGAGTTACGCCAGTGGCTTCGAACACTGGCAGCACTCGTTCGGCAGGAATGCCTTTGCGCCGCCACAGCGAAACGGCCATTTTTGAAACGCCGATCAAAGCGCCAAGCGCGCTGGCTGAGCCAGATCGGAGAATTGCATTTTCAATACCAGTCATAGGACCTCCTTAAGTGAGCAAAGTAAAGCACCAATTTACCATTGAGTCAACAAACGCCTGCCTATCAACTGGTAAAGCTATTGTTTACAATTCCCGCATGAATAAAAAAGATCCCAACCAGAGTCTTATCTCTAGGCTGACTGACTTGAACGACAAAGGCTTCTCTAAAACAGAGATGGCCAAGGTAGCCAATGTCAGTAAGCAAGCGGTAACCGGGTGGTTCCGAACCGGTAAAATCAGCAAAGAATCAGCTTTAGCAATTGCTGACGCAGCTGGCGTATCGGTGCCCTGGCTACTCGGTGAAGACGTTGGTGAAAAAGATGGTCTTAAGCCGGATGAACAGCGCCTGCTTGAGCTCTACCGCCAATTGCCGGAAGAAGAGCAACAGAACATGCTCCGCATATTCGCTATTCGCCTGAAGGAGTTGGACGAGTTGTATGAGAAGTACATGAGTCGCAGAATTAAAGGCGACAAACCCGAATCAAATACTAACTAGACTTAACCGTAAGAAGGGGCAAGGATGGATAGCTTAAGGTATGAAAAATTTAGTGAATTTGATCATGACGATTCTTTTTTCGACTCTCTTAAGGCTGATTATACTGAGTTCCCGGTATGGCTGAAAAAAAAGGCCAATAATGGTGAGTCTGCTTATGTCCTCTATGATGATGCCCATCACATTGAAGGATTCATGTATTTGAAAGAGGATGATGATGCCGAAGACATTTCCCCCTCTCTGCCTGACGGAAAACACCTTAAAATAGGCACATTCAAATTTGAATCAAAAGGAACGCTTCGCGGGCAGCGTTTTTTAAAAAAAGCATTTGATCATGCCATATCATCTGGGTCAGACGATATTTATGTTACTGTTTTCGAAAAGCATGAACACTTAATCAGGCTATTCCAGACTTATGGTTTTTATAAGCATGGAGAAAAAGAGTCTGCTAATGGTAAAGAGTATGTTTACGCGCGCTCTATGCACGATGTTAATGGGGATGTGCTCCTAGACTATCCCTTAGTGTTATCATCACAGGGAAGAAAGTTTTTGCTGGCAATCTATCCAGAATTCCACACAAGATTATTTCCCGATTCAAAACTTGTTACTGAATCGCCTGACATGCTTGAAGATGTCTCCCATGCCAATAGTATCCACAAAATATATATCTGCGGAATGCGTAGCGTTGCAGGTATGAAACGCGGGGACATAATTGTTATATACAGAACTGGTGATAAGCAAGGTCCAGCATATTACAGGGCGGTGGCTAGCTCAATTTGTGTTGTAGAAAACGTAAGACATATGGATGATTTCCCGGATGAAGAATCATTCATAAAATATTGTTCAAAATTTAGCGTCTTTTCTGAAGAGGAATTACGTGAGTACTATTCAAAAAGACAATATCCTTACGTACTGAGATTTACCTATAACCTAGCTTTACCAAAGCGTCCTAATCGTGCTACCTTAATGGATCAAGTTGGGTTAAACGGCACTAGAGGTTTTCGCTGGAGCCATTTTGAATTGTCTGATATGCAATTCAATAAAATTCTTGAACTGGGTAAGGTAGATGAAAGTTTTATTGTCAATCAAACCTGAATTCGCTGAAAAAATTCTTAATGGCACAAAGAAATTTGAATTCAGGAAGGGTATTTTTAAAAACAACAACATAACTACAGTTGTGATTTACGCAACCATGCCAGTTGGTAAGATAGTTGGCCAGTTCAGTATTGATGAAATACTGAAAAACGATCCAGAATCTTTATGGGTTAAGACAAAAAAATACGCCGGCATCTCCAAGAATTTTTTTGATAGTTACTACTCAGGCAGAGAGACCGCTTACGCCATAAAAGTTGGTGAAGTCGAAAGATTTGAAGTCCCTCTACCATTATCTTCTTTGGGAGAGGGCATAAAAGCCCCACAATCTTTTCTCTACCTCTGAATCTTGTTAATAAACCCGGCCATCGCGCCGGGTTTTTTATACCCTCTTCAACCAGCTTTACCGCAATTTTCCACTCCGAACTCCCCGATCCCGCCCTTCGAGTCGGGATTTTTTTTTGCCTGCATTCACACATTTTGAGACTACCAAATATGCCGGTAAAGTATTGCTGTACTTTTTTTAACTTCATTGCTTGACCACATAGTAAAGTGGTGATTTACTAGTATCACCAAGACGCACCACGAACCACCCAGGCATGGAGCCCACGAAGTAGCCGCCGACGGCATACGAATAGTCGGATGAGGTGGAGTGATTAACGCGCATCAGGTTAAAGAAACGTTCCGCCAGCCTGGCGACAAGGGCAAATGAGAGGGAATCATCATGGTTCATCAGCACTATGGCACCCAGACGGTCAACCGCGGCGCAGTTCTGCCCGGCATGCTCGTTAAGCACAAAGACAGCACCTGGACGGCATCAGCCAATAAGCGCGGCAAACTCTACCTGCATCGCGGTATTGAGCGCACTTACACCACCGATCTGCTGGTCGAAGTTTTTCTTAATGGCGTGGGGAATGGCCTGAGCCATTAACGGAGGGAGTCATGCAAGAGAAGAAATGCGCGTACTGCCGCAAACCTATCGAGTCAGGGAAAGAAGTTAAAAACGTATTGCTCTTCATCCGCGGCGCCCAGCTGGCGCGCGA